TACATGGTTTACGCTAGACAGTCGATGCGCTTTTCCGCTAGAGTGTTTGCAATACAATGAATTGATTGTTTCAGTGACATTCCGCCCCGTTCAAGAGTTATTTCGCGTGCGTGATGTATTAGACTCTACCAATAATTTTCCACACATGCAACCTGATTTTACACAACAACAATTCGGCATGTATCGTTTTTTGCAAACACCTCCATCAGTCAACTTATCCCCGTCAAACTACTCGAACAAAACGCTCACCTGGAATGCGGATGTTCATTTATTGTCTACCTATTGTTTTTTATCGAAGGAAGAGCGAGAATTATTTGCCGCCCAAGAACAAGTATATTTAGTAAAAGATGTTTACGAATACAATTTTCAAAATATTACGGGTTCAAAAATAGCGGTTCTCCAATCAAACGGCATGATTGCAAACTGGATGTGGTTTATGCGCAGAAACGACGCGTATTTGCGCAATGAATGGTCAAATTATACGAATTGGCCATATTCGAGTTTGCCGCAAAATGTGGACATAGCCCCTGATATCACCACTTTTACAGACCCCAATAATAATATTATAATAAATAATGTATCATATGGTCCGGGTAAAAACCCCCCTGCTACAGGAGAAGCATACGGTCAAAACACGGGGTTGTTTTATTCTGGCAATTTTTTCACACAAAACAGAAAAGAAATTTTAGAAACGATGGGTATCCGCTTGAATGGCGATTATCGCGAAAATTTATTGACACGAGGGGTGTATGATTACGTTGAAAAATACACGCGAACACAATCGTTCGCAAAAGAGGGCATTTATTGTTATAATTTTTGTTTGAACACGAGTCCGTTCGAGTATCAACCGTCGGGCGCAATCAATATGAGTAAATTCAAAACAATCGAATTAGAAATAACCACCTATGTGCCCAGTGTAAAACAAAATGTGGACGAAAATTCATTCAATATTATATGTGATAATAGTGGCAACGTAATCGGTGTTCGAAAACAAAATTGGCAATTGTATGATTATAATTATGATATGGTTTTGTATGAAGAACGATACAACGTATTAACATTTATGGGCGGAAATTGCGGAATGTTATATGCGAAATAATACCATTGTATCCCACTGACAAAATCGTTTTTTTGTTCTATATAACTATATAGTTATATAGTAGATATGGAAGAAAAAACAAAATTATTTAGCAATGATAGTTTGAAAAATGGGTTACCTCTTGAATCTGAGACTGATTTATTGTTGAAAAAAATGGAACGAATGCGTAAAGTTAAAAATAATTATAAAAACATTGACGTGCTCGATAATATATATGACACTGAATCTGGGGGGTCATCCGGATTTTTCGATGGTATTCAACGTTTTTTCAAAAATATAGATGATATTCAGACAGAACTTGCTCAAATAGAAGGCTTTGATGGCGATGACAGTCAAGAAGGCTTTGATGATGGCGACAGTCAAGAAGGGTTTGATGATGGTGACAGCCAAGAAGGCTTTGATGGCGATGACAGCCAAGAAGGCTTTGATGGCGATGACAGCCAAGAAGGCTTTGATGGCGATGACAGCCAAGAAGGGTTTGACGGTGACGACAGCCAAGAAGGCTTTAATGATGGTGACAGTCAAGAAGGATTTGACGGCAATGAATTATATTCAAAACAATATGAAGACAAATATACACCTTACGATGTAAAACAAACAGCAAATATTAACACAGCTAATCTAAGAAGACCAGATGGCGTAAGATACTATGGTCCAAGAGGTAGCCTTACTA